TACGCCGCCGCCTGAATAATTTATATTTCCCAAGGCTGCCCCTGTTCCATTCCCTTTTAACGATCCCGATATACTCGATGTATTTAATGAAACATTTGAATATACTGTTCCTGGATTGTCGACCACAATACTATCAATTGTTCCCGGAACGGCGGTGGCAGTAACATCACTATTTAGATTTACTGCCATAAAATCATTTGTCAAAAATTTTAATAAATCTGTGTCAGTTAAGGAATACAAATATTTCCAACGATATCCATCTGCAGTTGTAACTATTGAAGTTGACATGCCGCTTGGTTTATCTGTTGATGTTACTCCGTTATTATTTGAAATACATTTATATACGTTATATTCGGGCAATGTTAATACATAAAAATTAGAATTAAACAAATTATTATTTGAATTATCATATTGGGAATAAACTTCACCCGGAAACCAATCATGTCTTTTTACAACTTGTTTTATATCTGCAGATACTATTCTTTTTAATGCAATATTTTCTGAAGAATATACAACATCTTGATATTGCGTATTTGTGGGGGTCGGGGGAGAATTTTCGTTAGACCATCTTTGAGGTCTACCCACAGAAAGATATAATGTATCGCTACCCGATGTGCTTTCTATAAACTTTGTAGCGTTATATAGTTTAAAATTGTTTGTTATAATTTGAGACATTGGTTTTTATTCCATCTAATTTATTATTTATTACAGATATCCAAGTATAGAATATATTGCATCTGTAGTTACTGATAAATTAGTAACTCTACTATTTGTATATGCTGTCATATCAGCGTAAAATGGGTATAGATTACTATCAGTAGTCAAACTAAAATAATCCCAAATTTCCGCATTTCCAGAAGTTTCTAGATTACCTGATATATTATTATTAATTAATATCTCGCCAAAAACTTCTGTTCCTGCAGGATGAACTGTGGCGGATGCAATATTTTTCCAATTATCAACAGTAACGTCGCTTTGGACAACATAAGAATATGGTTGATAATATATTTTATTTTTATCTGGACTATTTAAAGCTGGACCTTGAATATAATTTAATTCTGAAAGTTTGCCTTTATTTGTAGACCAATATCCTGAAGATTCTTTAACAATTCCTAATTTTGGAGATATAACTGCTTTTTCTGTATATTTTAATATTGCAGATAAACTTGTATTATTTGATCCTGGAGATATTGCAAATCTAAATCTTTTATCGTCAAGAACTGTTGAAATTGAAATTGTGTTTTCACAATTATTTAAATAACTAGAAGTATTTCCATATCCAATAATATTTGCAAATTTTCCTTTTATCAATCCATGAGAATTGTCCGAAGTGAAAGTACCAATATTTTGAGAAATTGTAACATTACCAGTAATATATGTTGCAGGATAATCTATTTCAGAACTTATAACACTGCCAACATTATATTGAACTAACGGAGTATTAATATAAACTGAAGGTTCTACAATTGTTATATTTTTAATCTTGCCAGTACTAGTTAATTCTGTAATTTTTGCGTAAACGCCCGATATAATTATATTACTATTTGCATTGTATCCTAACGCACCTTCTATAACATCTATATTAGTTAATATAGGAATAGAAGTAACTTGTATTGTAGAATATACGTTTGGCGCAGTAATTAATTTTCTAGAAACAATATTTTCTTTAACAAAAGTACCTTTAATTTTTGACAAATATAATTCATAGATATCGGTATTTTTTATTCTTAATTTTAATACGTTTTCTACAACCGCAGTTGCTCCGGATGTTTGTCCTACAATTTTTGTATTAATTAAATCAAAAGGATTTCCTGTAGAACTAGCAATTACTCTAATAGTATAATCTTTAATCCAAAGACCATCAGATGTTTTCAATATAACATCTTTAGGATATTTAAATGTTGCTTCGGTATTAAATAATACCCTAAATAGTAATTTATATGCTTCTTCTGTGCCTTTTGTTTTGTAAATATCTTTAAAATGTTTGACAAAAGTTCTCTTATCTGCAACAATATTTCTTGGTAAATCATCGCCATAATTTACAAAAAAGTTTTCAATTAATGAATCAATAGTATAATCAATGTCCGCATATAATCTTGAATTTTGTAATAGTTCTTGAGGATGTTGATCTTTTTCTAAAAATTTATAATATGCCTCTAAAAATTTTACAAAATTTGAAGTAGTATCCGTTCTTACAAATTTTGCATATACATTACTTATTGTGACATTTATATTATCACTAACTTCTACCGATGAAGAAGATAATACTTTAGTTACAAAAACTGTATTTGTAATTGCGGGATATACTAATTTATCGCCAGCAACAATATCTGCAGTAGATCCAACTTTTACAATTCTTGGGTAACTACTAGAATTTGCAGATATTATTTGTCTATTTTCAGCAACTGATTCACCTACCCGAATAAACTCGGGTATTTGTGCAGCAAATATTGAAGATAATTTTTCTTTTATTCTACTCATGCTGCAATTACATTAACTGTAAGTCCCGGTACTCTATTTCCAGTACTATTAAGTGTACTATCATCCAATAATAAAATTTGATTTCTATTAACAGTAATATCAAGATACGCATCCTGTACTTCAGCATTTATTCGTATATCAATAATATCAGAAACATATCCAGTATAATATAAATTGTAAATTTCTACCACACCTGTACCATAATCAATAACACCATACATATCATTTAAAACTACCCCAGTATCAGCATCTATTAATTTAATAGTACCTGTTCCTAAATTATTTGGAAAAGAATCATTTGGATAATCTTTTAATGTTGCATTCTTAGAATTACCTTGATATGAAACTATAAAATTGGTGCTGGTTACTGTTCCGGGTTTTAGTCCGTTTTTAAAATTTATAGTATTTGCGCTTATATAATTGTTTATAGAATTTGCAACTGGTTCAATTCTTCTTTGCAATTTAACCGTCATTAAATTTCCAATAATATAATCATCTATACTGTCAATATTCTTTGATAATTTGGAGAATACAAAGTCTTTATCAAATTGCTGTAAATTATTGTAGAAATAATTATTAACTTCCGTTATAACAAAATTATTAATTTCTGTGGCAGATAAAGTACTCTTTGCAGAATCATACCTAACTTTAATTGATAAATTCACATAAAAATATTCAGGGTCAATAAATTCTGGAGCAATTCCTAATACTTGTTTGCTTTGTAATATTACTTTTGAAATATTATTTTTTGTATCTTGATTTACCTCGTACCCATCGTATGGTTTTAATGAAATAATAACCTTGCCATATTTTGGTGGATCATTATTTTCGCCACCCCATACAGCAATTGATTCTACCAAAGGAAAATCTTTTTCTATTAATGCCTTATAATCTGCATCTGTAACTGCTCTATTTTGCGATGCTGAAAATTTTGGAGCTCTGAATTTTATGCTCTCAATACTTTCTTTTGCCTTGCCGCCTCTAGAATTTGTTGTTGCAGTAACTGCACCCAATACTGAACCGCCTCCAATAGTTGTAGCGCACGTGAACGATTGTGAAATTGTTCCAGCAACATTGCCAACGGTGCCGCTAGTAATTAAATAATTAATAATAATTAAATTATTTCTAGTTAATTTTTTACCTACTACTCCGTCGCCAAAATAAATTTGAAATCTTCCAATTGCAGTTTCCTCAAGAAAAAAAACTTCCGAGGTATCTGTTACACCCAGGGTATCTTCCGCAAGCGTGTAAATTGTTTGCGCAGTATCTGTAAATGAATTCTGAACAATTACTTGCATGGTTGATGTATCAATATCATCATTTGGTATAACATATTTTTCCGACGGGCCCGCAACATCTACGGTATAAGTATATTGAATTGGTATACCTTCAACTAATTCTATATTATTAAAAGTGTATATTCCGGCACTTGGTTGAATTGTTACAGAGTTGAGATTTACAAATGTAAATGTTGCATTGTCAATTGTTGTGGTGAACGGAGTATATTTTTCCAAAGTTAAAAAATTTGGAGAATTTGTTGGATCAGTTACAGTAAATGTTAATGTTGCCCTTGCGCCCCTTGCAGAAACAGGAGTATATCCTAGGTGTTTCGCAATAGATACTGCCGATGATCTTTTCACTGCAGAATCCAAGAACATATCATTAATGACCATGCTGGCCAAATACGCATTATAATGAGTATTGTACGATAAAAGATCTAGTAAGATTGATAGACCAGAACCTTCAAAATCAAAATCGGTAAAGTATGGCGCACCATCATCGGCGGTATAATTCTTTAAAAATTCTTTTAGATTTGTTTTTATTGTATCAAAATCTAACTCTGCGATTCTTAAATTTGCCATTATCTTACTCTATTAAGTGTTGTTGTTACTGTTACTGGATCCGAAACATTATTAATAGTAAAAGATATTTCTATACCAACTTCATTGCTATCGTAATTGTCTACGATAATAACATCAGTTACAGTTGCTCTTGGTTCAAACTTTGAAATTGTATCTTTTATAGATTTTTGCAATGCAGAAGTAGTACTAGGGCCTGCATTTTCAAATAATAAATTGCTAACTTGACTGCCTATTTCAGGATGAAACGGTCGTTCATAATTCTTTGTTAGTATCAGATTTTGTATAGACGTTTTGACGGCGTCTATGTTCTTTAGAACTAGAACGTCCTTTGTGTACGGATGTGGATTAAAAATTAGATTTAAATCCGTAAACCGTCTAACGCCTTTATTAATGGTGGCCATTTTAATATTTATTAAGAATTCGTTTTTCTAGATACATTAAATTATAAATAATACCCTTTATTTATAGTAACTTTACAAACAGATTTTTGGCTCCGGGCGACGCAGTACTGTGATTAAACATTGTACCATATGGCATTGCGGATTTTGAACCATCTTGGGCGGATGCAATATGAATCCAAGAAATTGTTCCAGAAGGTCTTGTTGCGTATTCTAACAGAATCTGTTTAAACGGCAAGTTATCTGCTATCCATTTTGCAATAGTATAATATTCTGAAAAAGAATGTCCGGGGAATTGTAAATCTACAGCACATCCCTTATTATGATTTGACCCCTTACCTACCCTAAATCCGCTGGTAATTACAACATCCGAATAGTTTTCAAATATTGGATCTAACATATTTACCGCCAAATGCTTTAGATTTCCAACAATGTCTGCTTCAGATAAACCTTCTTGGGCCTGCACCTCAAAAGATGTTGCCGTTGGTTTTGTAGTTAAATCTCCCAAAGTATAATATTTTGATAATTGTAAAGAACGTGGGAATTTTGCAAATTTCTTAAATTCTGAGGTATCTACTGATTTTGGAGCAATACTTCTTGTAGCAGTACTACTTTCTCCTTGAGTTAATTCTAAATCTGGATTAATTTCTCCGGCAGTTATTCTTTCTTTTGATAGTGCGTCTGCATCCGGTTCTAAACTATCTCCTAAGAAAATACTTCCAGGAGCATCTGGACGTATTAAATCGCCCGCATCCGCATCCGCAGAATATACTGTAACTTCTGAAGGAGTAGGATATACTGGTAATTTTGTCCCAGCAATTGAAATTGATCCGCCGTGAGTAGTAATTGATGTAGCATCAATTTGTGCAAGTAACCCACCTTTAAAACTAGCAGTAGATGAACTGCCGGATTGTAGTGCAAGATCCCCGCTAGATTTTGCCGAGAATGTTCCATCTTTTGCATTAATAGCAATGCTACTTCCTTGTATATTTACCGGGCCATTACTGGTTAATTGTAAACTAGATTTTCCAGAAACAATTATATCTTCTGCTATTACTTGTACTGTTTTTGCCGATTGCACCAAAGTGGATCCGTGTCCGGTAACATTCAATGCCCCGTTAACTTCAATATCTGCATCATTTTCAATTAATATTTTCGTTGCGCCGCCAACAGTTAAATTATACGCGCCTTTAACATAAACATATCCATTTCTGTCGCAAACTTCGTAGTTATCACCAACTACTTTTTTAACCATTGTGCCGTTTATATCAATTTCTATATAGGTGCCTTTTTTATGATAAACGTGTATGCGTTCCGCATTAGGTGTATTGTCAAATTCAACCACATGGCCAGCTTCAGTTTCTATTACCTGATTACTAGGATATCTTGCATTGTAAGCAGGAGTTGGTTCGCTCCAAGTAGAACTTGAACTTGCTTTTTTTATAGATGTTTTTCTGTTTTTAGATTTAACTGAAAAATATGCATGAGTTTTATCTGTTACTGCTAGTTTATTTGTATCTGGCTTTCCGTCGTAATCTTTCTTAGGATAAACTCGATTAGGATCAATAAATCCCTGTTGCTGAGATAAAATAGAACTATTTAATGGGCCCGCAGGATCAAAATTTGGATTACTTATGTTGGGGCCTTCGTTTGTATTTGGCTCAGGCGCA